AAGTTCTCCGGGCAGAAATGGAGTATTGCAAAGAAACAGATTATGAAAAATATACATGGGTTTGGGAAGGAAAAACCCGCTCATTCTCTGAATCATGTATATATCATGGGAAATGGCGGGAGGATGATTTTGAGACACCGAAGGATGCCGAGTTCTTCCACGGGATAGACTGGGGCTTTGCGACAGATCCCACGGCAGCGATCAGGTGTTTTGTACGAGATCAGAAGCTATTTATTGACCGGGAATGTGGGGGAGTAGGCATAGAGATAAACGATTTGCCGGAGCTATTCACCCAGATTCCCACCTTGCGGATGTGGACATCCCGGGCAGATAGTGCCAGGCCAGAGCTTGTATCATATTGTTTTAATCATGGTTATCCACGCATGCGGAAAGCGAAAAAAGGACCCGGCAGTATTGAGGATGGAATTACCAAGATTCGTGGGTTTAAAGAGATCATTGTACATCCGAGATGTGTTATGACTATTGATGAATTTAAGAGCTATAAATATAAGCGTAATGCCTTGACAAACGAAATACTTCCTATACCGGAAGATAAGAATAATCACTTTTGTGATGCATTACGCTACGCTCTCGAGCCTTTAAATAAAATAAGGGCAAAGATTATAGGGAAAAGTGGCCTCGGCCTCTAGGAGAATATTATTATGATTACACTAAAAGAAGGAACGGAATTAACCACGGCAGTTTTAAAAAAGCTACTTGCTCAGAAAGTGACCCACGTTACCAACCAGAAATATTATTATGGCCTGCAGGTAATACTCGACCGAACTATGACCGACAACACGAAACCGAATAACAAGCTCGTCAATGCAAACGCGGCCTATATCGTGGATGTAAATGTCGGGTATTTTATGGGTCAACCGATATCTTATACCTCCAAGAATGAAGCATATATGAAAGTTTTACAGGACATATTCGACAATAACGATGAGCAGAATGAGAATGTACAGATCGAAAAGGATTGTTCTATTTGTGGTGTGGGCTATGAGCTGTTATATCTGGATGAGGACTCACAGGTGCGGTTTCACCGGATACCACCGGGGAATATGATACTTGTCTATAATACCAAGATTACCCCGGAACCCTGGCTCGCTATCCGGCTCTACACGTCAGGAGATGATCTAGTTTATGTAGAAGTTTACGAAAAATTAACCGTAAAACTCTATAAGACAGATTCCTCATTTAGCAAACTTATATGGGAAAGTACTTTGGAAAACAAATTTGGAGATATTCCCGTCGTCGAGTATCTTAATAATGAAGAATTGCAGGGAGATTTTGACAAAGTAAAAACCTTGATTGATGAATACGACAAAGCTGAATCGGACACGGCCAACGATTTTGAGTATTTCACGGATGCGTATTTGCACCTTCATAACCTTGATTTGGGTACTCAAGAAATAAAAGAGTTAAAAGAACAAAGAGTTTTGCAGACAAATGGAGAGGCGGCCAGTACTGTTGAATGGGTAATTAAAGATATTCAAGACGCTGCTACTGAAAACTACAAAAAACGGCTTCAAAAAGATATACAACTATTCAGTAAAACTCCGAACCTCACTGATGAAGCATTTGCCGGGAATCTTTCCGGTATTGCCCTATCCTACAAGCTGCTTGGCATGGAGTGGACTGCAACCACAAAAGAGCGTCAGTTCAAACTTGCGCTGCAACGGAGAATAATGCTTATAAACAAAATTCTGGACATCAAAGGGGCGAAATATGATTATCGCGATATTCAGATGAAATTTACCCGGAGTATTCCGCAGAATGTAGCAGAAACAATTGATACATTGATTAAGTTATACGGGAAAATATCAGAGGAAACATTCCTTAATCAGATTCCATTTATTGACAATCCAGCAGATGAGATTGTAAGGATTGAAGCTGAAAGAGAAGATATAACCAAACGAATAACTCCAAATGGCGAAGTAGATCTTGATGTTGAAGTTGATACTTCTATCACTGGTGAAGCGGGTGCAGTTGGTGAGGGAACCGATATTGTGCAGCTCAATGGCGCACAAGTAACCGCTGCAACGGGGATAGTAGAAAAAGTTGTAGAGGGTGTTTTCCCGAAATCAACCGGAATATCTATGTTAGAAGTGCTTTTTAACATGAGTACTGAAAACGCTCAAAAATTGTTTAAAGCGGTAAGTAAATGAACTATAAGAAGCTAACCCAGGAAATGACAGCGCAGGAAAAATATATCGCAACACAATACCGGGTTGCGCTAAATCAGACCCGCGCCAAGCTCGCGCTCGTATATGAAAAGCATGCTATAAACGGGGTGCTTACGTATGCGGAGATGGCAAAATATGGCCGCTTAACCGCCTTGGAAAAGGATCTGATGGGTTATTTTACGAGCAAGAATATCGGCGTCGTTTCCTCTCTGCGAATACTCCCGCGGAAAACCCTGGACACGATGTTTAAAGATTTTGCCTATCAATTCGATACTAAATATACTATCCGGCTTTCCTGGTCGATGATACCCGAAAAGGCCGTTCAGGACATCGTAAACAATCCACTCGATAAGATAGCCAGGGATTCACTTACTATCAAGCAACGGGACAGGATACACCGGACGTTAACACAAGGATTTCTCCAGGGGCAGGGATACCCGGAGATGGCAAAGGGTATAAAAAAAGCATACGGAAAAACGGCCTATGACGCGTCAAGGGTTGCGAGAACCGAGGGACAGCGTTCAGCCGTAGCAGCTCAACGGGCAGTATATGACCAATCGGCAGCATTAGGAGTAAAAACCAATCTCTTTTGGGATTCTTACGAAAGCAGTAGCAGGACACGACCAAATCACATAAAAATGAATAATGTAAAAGCTAAAATGCACGAAGGAACACTTTTGTTTCATTATGTAACCGGCCCATGGGTGACGGGTCCATTTTCTACCAATTTACCCGCTTCCGAAGTGATCCATTGTCGATGCAGAATTCGCGAGGAATTAGTTGAAATGCCGGATGACATCGAAACCGGGATACCAAAACAGAGCTTTCTACAATGGGAAAAGGAGTCAAAGAATGCAATATAAAATTCCAAAAAGTTTTGAGCTAATTGGTGAGACTATCAAAGTTGAGCTTGTTGAGGATTTAATGCAAAATGATGATTTAGTGGGTGCGGCCTGCTATAGGATAGGCGTGGCAAAAATACAAAAAGATATGCCAGGAATACACAGAAGTGATGAACAAATGTTTCATACTTTTATTCATGAATTAATTCATTGGATGATGAATAAGCAAGGAAGGGATGAGCTTCAAAAAGACGAGAAATTCATTGATATGACAGCAGATATGCTTGTTCAGGTTTTAAAGACAGCAAAGTATTAAAAGGAGCTAAAGCTATGATGATCATTGCGGGACCATGCGCGATTGAGGGCGATAATTTTATTGAGATTGCAAAAGTCGTAAAGAAATACGGCGCGACACATCTCAGGGGCGGGATATTCAAACCGCGATCTTCTCCGTTTCGCTGGAATGGACTCCATGAAATAGCGATACCACTCGCACGGGAAGCAAAACGGGTGACAGGGCTACCATTCGTCGTTGAGGCAATGAACTGTAAACAAATAGAACTATTATACGATGTAGCCGACATATTCCAGATCGGCGCGAGAAATAGCCAAGATTCTGAATTACTCCGGGAATTCGGGCGCCAGGATAAGCCGGTAATCTTAAAACGCGGAATGGCTACCACGATTGAGGAGCTTATCATGTCAGCCGATTTTATTATATCTGAGGGCAATAAAAATGTGATGTTATGCGAGCGGGGAATACGAACCTTTGAAACCTACACCCGAAACACGTTCGATGTTTCTTGTATTCCCGCCGTTCACGACCTTTGTACCTTGCCTATAATCGCCGATCCCTCACATGGGACAGGTCGAGCCGAATTAGTTATACCCGTTACCTTGGCAGCAGTGGCAGCAGGAGCCGACGGGATTATGATCGAAGTACACGACACGCCAGCAAAGGCCATGACGGACGGTCAGCAGAGTTTGAC